TAATTAATCTCCTTTTTGAATTGAAAAATAACTTAATTAAAGATAGAAAAAACTCTATCTACGGGGATGGGTGACGATTCTTACCCACACACTAAAATCCTACAATTTTTAAAACTTTTTGATATATATCACAAAAAAGACTTGACTTGTATTATATATTATCCGTATAAGGAGATATTATGAAAAGAGTATTAATACGTTTAATGATGGTTATATCAGCTGGAATGCTATTAGCTGGAATGTTCTTTCTCTCCTGTCCTGCCTACTCTAACCCTACGCAAAATACGGAAATAAATGTATGGAGAAAAGTCTCTACTGACGAGCTTAATCCAGGAGAAATCGTATCCTTGGATATGAGTAAGGGTTATTCTGCATGCGAAGGTCCATATATGTATATTGTAGTACGCGGAGTAGATTCAGAAGAGGAATTTACAGTTGTTTTTCCAAATGGAGGATACTGGATAGCACCTGAGCCAGATCCATTTTTACAGGAATTACAAAAAGAATTTGATGACTTAGAGGAATATCTAAGAAGCAAAGGTGGTACGGAGTGGAAAAAGAGATAAAGTGGGGCGATTTATACCTTGATAAATGCATGGAAAATGAGGATCTCAAACATGAGATAAGAGTCTTACAGGAGATATTAAGAGTATATCTGCCCATAATAGAGGATAGCGGTGAAAATAGTAGAGGTAACAAATAAACAGGAACGATTCCAGGCGGTAAGATGGGCAAACTTAATAATAGGATTATTGCAGTTATATTACTGGTGGTATGGTGCAGCGTGGTATGTGCTGGTAATTGGGGTACTCAATATAGGAGTGTTTTCATTGACCAGGAAGATGCAGGCAAAATAGCAGCTTTCATACTGATCATACTCATATCTGAATATGGGAAAAAGCTTGACAAAGGTTACAGATGTCCCGTATATTGTGAGGTTAATCACAAACATAGGATGATAGAATATGACGCTAAAGCAAAACAAAGCATTGACGAGGAAACAGATCAAGAACTGGATGGATCAGTTATCATTGCAGATAGACAACAACCAGAGGGCAGTATACGATCTTTGTCAGACTCTGACTGACTATATGCATATGCAAGGCGAGTTTGATAATTTTGCAGAATATCGCCAAAAGCTGTTTGGATTGGATACTGAGATTCCGACTCGCTGGTCGGTATTTTCAAAGTTCTGTAAAACCAAATACTTAAAGCTGAAAAAAAAGCTTGATTTTAAATTATAAACCTAGTAAATTACTACTAGTTGGTTTAGAAAGGGGGTCATATGAAAGTATATACATTGACAATTGTGTATGATGAAAAGACGGATGAGATAGAGTTCATTGAGGAGGAAATAACAGAAGATACCCCTACTGTTGTATACAAAGTTCAAATAGACCCTGAATATTATGACTATGAAGTACTTAAGAAACTCATAAAAGAGGGTTTAATTGCAGAAAGTTAATACAGCCCTGACGGGCTGTGCAACCTTCGGTTGCGACTTAATACTTGCTCACAAGTAGATCAGATGAGATCGTACAAAGTAAATAAGATTGTTCACAGGATCTACGAAGATGAGGTTGAGCTTCCGCCAGGACTTAGTATCATAAGTAATTGGCGTGACGGTGAAGTTGGAGACTGGATACTAACAGATGATCAATGCTTTGTCCAGGTCTTACGCAGAGGAAAGATGCTGCGTGCTAAAGGCAAAAAGAAGATCAGAGGATATATTGGTACATGTACAGGTACTTTCCCCATAGGGCCCAATGTGTACATGGATACTAGCAGGCGTACGAATATTTATTCATTTAGTGGGGAAAGGACGCCTGATGACATCCTCTTGGATCGGACTAAGTTAAGCACGTGTGAGCATTTATTTGTCACGTTTTCAATTGCAGGACTAGGTCCTGGCGAAGCATACTTAAAGGCATTTCCTACCAAGAACGCACGTTATGCGATGGAGAAGGGTGCTAAACTCGTTAAAACAGAGAGAGTTAAACAAGCGATGAAAGAAGAATTAAAGCCAGTATTAGATAAGCTAGGAATAGATGATGAGGATGTGCTGAAGGATATTCAGCATGTCTCTAAAAATGCTGAAAAGGAAGATGTGCGCTTACGGGCGCTTTTTAAATTAAGTGATATATTAGACCTGGAAGATAAGACCCAAACCAAGATAACTGAGGTTGTTGGTGGTGTATTTAAGGGTTTTAGCCAGGAACTTCTAGAGGAAGCTAAGGCACCTGAATTACCGGAGAATAAAGATGAGTGAACTCCTGAATACGATGGAAAAGAGTGTTAATGATACTATTACAGCCAATATGGTTGATACATCTGATACGCAAAGAATAGTTATTTTTGCCGAGGAAGACGCTGATAATGTATATTGGAAAGATGGTATGCCTATAATAGATGATCGTCCAAAGAGTTTTGCTAATGCTGCTCGTAATTGGACAGAAGCTAATACCAAGATTGCCTATCAGAAACCTGTAGTTAATTCTGATGGTGTTACGACATATGAAACTGCTTATAAGAATGCTGAGGTTGTAATTCTCGTAGGTTATGGTAAAAATCAGATTACGAAGGCATTTAATGATTTAAATAGTAGAAAAGGCTTGGATGGTAAGAAATTTGTTAATGATGATACTAAACTTATTATTATGGGACATGCAGGGGCTACATTTGGAGGCGTTGATGCTGGAGGATGGGGTAATATTATGCAAGATACAGGGTTTAGAGAAAAGAATAACCATTTTTCTCAAGTTGCCTATGGTGCTTGTTCTCAAGGTGAAGGTATATCTGGAGAGGCATGCGGAGATTTATCTAGATCCTTTGGTCCCGACACAGAGGTATTTGCTCAAGTTGGGCAACCATGGGGTCCTGGTTCAACTTATAATATATATACGACAATGGATTATGAGTCTGGTCAACTTAGAGGTCCTAACTTTACCACACAGCATGAGGCTCCTAAGGAGTGGTATGAACAGGTATTTACAGTAGGATCTGGTTATGTTAAATTTCATGCTGATTATGGAGAGACTGAACTTATTGAACCAGGTTTGGGGAATTATAAATTAGATAAGGATGGCTATAGCCTAGAAGAAGCAAATGCTTTTGTTGGAGCACATCAAGATCCAAAGCTTCGGGATCAATATAATATAGATTATAGCAACTATACGTCCGTATCTGAGCAATTTGAAGAAAGTTACAACCTTGCTAATCCAGAAGCTGTTGTTACATGGGAGGACAGACCTGACTATCCTGAAAAGGCTGCAAGGCATCAGGATGATTGGCGGACAATGCAAACTAGGGTCTTCCTTGATTTAAAAAAGGAATGGTGGGCTGAAACACACGATGGTGCGGAACTTCCTGAAGAATATTTATGGGGAGGAGAAATTTATGGCGGTAAAGTTGGAGCGAATATGCCTAGCGCAGATGAAGAGGCTTTTGAAGAATGGTATTATAAAAAAGAAGAGGATGCAATAGCTTCTGGAGAAATGACATTAACTCAGGATCAGGTTTATGGCGATGAACAACTGGATTACATGGAACATTATCATGGTGGACAGACTTATGGTGGAGGTACTGAAGATATCACATTAACTGATTATGCTCAGTTTTTAGGAAGTCAAAGATTAGTAGAACAACGAAAGATACCCTTAACTAGTGAAGAGGCAAGAATTCAAGAAGAATATGATATTGCTCAGAGTGAATGGAATACAGCCTGGAGTGCATATCATAGTGGAATGCTAGGAGAATATCAATCCGGACTTACTGAACCTGTAGCTCCTCCGTGGATTGAAGGAGAACATCTGTTGGACCTGGAAGACAATATTGATTATTCGTTTGAAGAGATGACTAAAGATCCGTCCTTGGCGATAGGTGCTTTAGTTAAGGATCAAAATTTATCTTTGGGAATTCATAAGCTAAAAGATTTGTATAATGCTGGCAATGAGACTGCAATTGCAGCTTATCAAGAAGCATATCAGAAATTACAAGACTCTGGTGTACCAGAATATGAAGAAAGATCAGATGGTAGAAATAGTGAAGTATTTAATAATATCCTAGAAATAGAAGCCTTAAGAATATATGCTTTATCTGGTACTGGCGAGCAATATAGGAGTAAATAATGAAAGAAAAACAACATACATGACCATATAACAGCAAGTCTCATCCGGTGGGTGAGAAGCATAAAGTTAAAGGTGGTAAGATACACGGAGAAGAAACTGGTAGCATTTATTATCAATACCAGGATGTAAAATATAAAGAAGGGAAGTAATGGATTTAAAGGGGCTGTCTGCCTTAGCAGGTGGATTTAATGAGAAGAAGACTGCAGAGAATCGTTTATCAAAATGTAAAGATTGTACATTTTTTACAAAGAAAACAAGTCGTTGTCGTAAATGCGGTTGTTTTATGAAACTGAAAGTTAAACTAAAAAAAGCCAGATGCCCAATAGGGATATGGTAAGGAGTAAATATGGCATTATATGATGATAAGACAAACCAGGCTGGAGTGAATCAGTTGATGGATTTCTCAGAAAAAGAAGAGGAGCCGATAGTTCCTTCTGAAGATTATGATCCTGCTTCTAAGTTTTTGCAGAGAGGTTTAAATGCTTATGCAAGCGTAGCTGGACTTGATCCATTAAAGGAAGATGGCATTTTAGGTCCTAAGACACAAGCTGCTACGCAGGGAATGTTGAAGGGATTGCCTCCTGAGATGAAAAGATGGGCTGTTAATAGTCTTTATAAAGAGATGAATAAGACTGAAGGTGACGGTGGAGCTGGAAATACTGAAGGATTTGAACCGCCTGAAGATGATGGCGTTGAAGAAATAGAAGAAAATCCATTTGGCTAATATAAATACCCAGAATATAAGTAAGGCTGAGGAAGCTTTACGCCTTGCCAAGAATGATCTTATAGCATTTGGAAAGCTTTTTCTTCCTGATGATTTTATGAGATCGGAAACTCCCTTTTTTCATTATGAAGTAGCTGATGCTGTTAATGATGAGAGCATTAGGCAGCTTGCTGTTATTCTGCCTAGAGGTCATGGCAAGACAGTAATGACGAAATGTAGCATTTTACATGATTTTTGCTTTACTTCTGATCCTTTGTTTTATGGCTGGGTAGCCGCATCTTCTAAAATATCTGTACCTAATTTGGATTATGTAAAATATCACTTGGAATATAATGAAAAGTTTTTGTATTATTTCGGTAATTTAAAGGGGAGAAAATGGACAGAGGACGATATAGAGTTAAAAAATGGATGTAAACTCATCTCTAAATCAAATCTTTCGGGAATACGTGGCGGTGCGAAACTCCACAAACGGTATGATCTCATCGTCCTTGATGATTTTGAAGATGAGAATAATACCATTACGCCAGAGTCTCGCTCTAAAATCAGCAATCTTGTTACGGCTGTTGTATTCCCTGCTTTGGAGCCACAGTCGGGCCGTCTTCGTATTAATGGTACGCCTGTGCATTTTGATTCTTTTATTGCCAACATTCTTACTGGCAAAAATAAAGCAGATGCTGAAGGACGCGATTTCAGTTGGAAGGTAATTACTTACAAAGCATTGCAGGAAGACGGAACTCCATTATGGCCAGATTGGTTCGGAGAAGTGGAAATGGAGAGAAAGAAGAAATTTTATGTAGATTCTGGACAACCCCAGAAATTCTATCAGGAATATATGATGGAGGTGCAGAGTGAAGACGACGCAATCTTTACGAGAAATCATATTAAATATTGGAGTGGTGATTTTGTACATGATGACGAAACTGGTATCAGCTATATTCATACATCCGAAGGAGACGTTAAACCGATTCATGTCTTTGCGGGTGTGGACCCTGCTACTGATTCCACTCGTAGGGATAGTGATTTTAGCGTTATACTTTTTGTGGGCGTCTGTCCTGATAATAATGTTTATATTCTTGAGTATATACGGAAGCGTTCATTATCTGTTTTGGGGATACCCGGTGAAGCTAAAAAGGGAATTGTGGATTACATTTTTAAGTATAACCGCATCTACCATCCGAATTTGTTTACTATTGAAGAGACGAGTATGTCAAGGCCAATTTTTCAAGCGTTGGTTGCGGAAATGCGACGTAAAAATGATTTCTCTGTTAAATATACAGCTGAAAAACCAGGTACCAGGATGTCAAAGCGAGATAGGATTCAGGAAATACTTGCACAAAGGTTTTCAATTGGCTCGGTACACTTACGGAAAGATATGTACGATCTTCAGCAAGAAATTATAACTTTTGGACCAAGAATGGGACATGATGATACTATTGATGCATTGGCTTACGCTTGCAAGTATGCACATCCCCCTAAGGGAATTATTGAGAATAAAGATGGCAGTTATCATAAGCATGTACCAAGAGCAAAGAATTGGGTGGTAGCATGATAGCAGAACTAATATTAACCTCAATGCTTTCTATTGAGGAACCAAAGATGATTGTGGCGAAACCAAAGATTGAAGCTAGGAGGAGGGGGAAACAGAATAAGGGTCGTCGCAGAGGTGGAGGTGGACT